TATTGGCCTGATGCGAGGAGGGCGGATGTTGAGATTGTGTCTGTGAATATGATGAATTGCATACGTTCCCACTCGCCCCATGAGACGCGAGGGTCAGGGAAGCAATGGCGGGGATCGAAGTTGATGATGGAGTTGGTGTTTGAGTTCTTGTCCCATACGACTTTGGTAGGGGCGAAGCCGTAGCGAATGCTGTCGAGCATGATCTGAGCTATGTGGGCTTCACCTGCTGTGCGGCGCATGTGTTGGTGGAGTAGGCGTTCGAGAATGAGGGCCGAGGTCTTGGACTTTCTGCCTAATCCTTCTAGTTGGAACATGGGATTGCGGCCTGTTAAGGCTGCCATTTGATAAGTGAGGACGGTGTCGGCTACTGCTCGGGTGTCGGAGATTACAGCTTTTTCTCTGAAGTCTGTACTTCCTGGGGGTACATAGACGTCGTGGGCGCGGTCAGCGTCTTTCCAATGTGGGTAGCGTTTGGAAATGTGGGTGTGAGACATCTTCCCGCAAGCGCGAATGTAGTCAACGAGTTTTGCTTCTTGTTCTGTTGTTAGGTCGTCAGAAATATCTTCGTAAGCTTCGAGCTTACGCCAATGTTCGGATAGGTCGATTATGACTTCGTCGGCTGTGGCGCGTTCGTTGCGGTAGTCCATGGGTAATCCTCTATGACTGAGCGGCTATTTTGCTAACAATCCCACGCTTTGCGTGACCAATAATTTGCTGACAACTTGTTTGACTTACCCTTTATACCGCCGCTCCGGGCGCAGTAAGATTTCTTCCGGGCTGGCTTAGATTTCTTAATGGTCATCTTTGGATCACCAAAACGAACGATCTTTTCTTTACCGCCTTGGCAAGCTTTAACCACCGATTTTTTAGCGCTCCCTGTTGGTGCGCGGCGAGGCTTGTTGCAAGCCATATTTTTTTTGCTGATCGTCTTTGCCATGGAGCTTCCCGTTCTGAGATATTAATCGCACAACATTGTCACCACTGTCGTCCTTCAAATAGGTCACACTACTCGCCCCAGTTACGGCAGTAGGCGTCGAGAGAGCCGTTTGCTTTCGATTGAGAGTTGAGGGAGTTGAGGCCGGGGTTGGTGGAAGCACTGAGCGATGTTTGCCAAGGTGACATGCCTGTGGAGGTGGACATGCGGGAGAGGATGTCGAGAGCCATGGTTAGAGCGTCTACTTGGTCATCGTGTTTGGAGTTGGGGAATTGTTCTACTTCACGGAGGAAGTCGTCGAGCCATGGGGCTGCTTCGGGTAGGAATACTCGGCCACCTTCTATGAGGGGTAGGATTGAGTTTGCGCGGGAGACTTTGTCTTTGGTGCCAACTTTGTAGGGGATTACTGCGAGGCCGCTTTCGGTTCGAAGGTCTTGGATTAGGGATTGGCCAGAGGCTTTGTCTTCTATGTAGAAGCCGCGCAAGTGGGAGCCACGGTGGAGAGCGTTTAGGGCGATGGCCTTGCGTCGTAGAGATGGGTAGTCGAGGCGTTCTCGGATGACGTTGAGGATGTAGATGTCGCCGCCATGGGCTATGCCTGCGTGGAGGAATACGGAAGGGTCAGACTGTTCGGTCTTTCCGAATGCTGTGTCGCAGGAGAAGATGCTGAGTTGGAGTTCTGGGGCTTCGATAGCGGTTTGGAACCACTTGGGTTTGATTAGGTTGCCGCCTTGGATGAAGGGAGATTGGCGGTATAGGGATGCAAATTCTGAGGGGGATCGGCGTTCTATCTTCTTGAGTTCTTTCATGGGAAAGCGCTCTGGCCAAAGGGCTACGGTTTCTGTTGGACGGAACACCATGCGCTTATTTGGAGGAATGGATGAGAGGATTGTTTCTTTGGGTAAGTAGTCGGGGTCTGTTGGTGGTAGGGCTTTGCGTGAGGTTTCTATGAGGTTGCCGCCTGCTGCGTAGCAGTCGAGGTTGACGTGTAGCCAGTCGTTTTCGTTCCAGTCTGCCGTCTCTTGAATGCGTCCTGCAATGTCGTCTGGGTGCCAACGGGTGAGGATGAGGATTTCGATGGGTGGAGTTCCATCGGGTTCGGGTTGTTTACGTGTTAGGAGGGCGGACAGGTAGTATGACCAGATGTTGTTTCGGTAGGTTACGCTCTCGGCTTCGTGGCGGGCTTTGATGGGATCATCTGTTATTAGAAGGTTGGCTGCTCGGCCTGTGGTACTGCCTCCAATGCCTGTTGCGTAGTACTTCCCGCCAGATAGGGTCATCCAATCTGCGGCGGCTGCGGCTGATGGGTCTACGGAGAAGTCGGGGAAGGATTGTGAGACTATGGGGTTTAGGGCGTGGTTGCGGACTTGGCGGCCAAAGGTCTTTGCTAGTTCGGCGTTGTAGCTGGTTGCGAGGACGTGGCGCTCTGGTTTGCGGGCCATGTAGTAGCAAGGGAAGAGTTCGCTGGCGAGGAAAGACTTTGCGTGGCGGGGAGGCATGTTGATCATTACACGATAGCAAGGTCTTCCGTCGTTTAGGAGTGAGCCGTTCTCTAGCTTGTCGAGGATTTGCATGAGGTTTACTTGGAATGGGGCGAAGGTGAACTCGGGGTAGAGGGCGCGGACGAAGCCTTCAAAGGTATCGTGGCACTTGGCTAATTTGAGAAGATGGGATGCAGCCTGTTGGGGAGTTACTGGTGACTTCATGGGAGGCGCACACATATCGATTTTTTATGTGGAAATTTTTTGGTGATGGCGAATTGGCAGGATGCGTAGGTTGGGTATTTGCCAACTACAACTCCAGTCATTGATGTGGTCGCTACAAGGATGAGGGCGTAGATCATTTGTGCTACTCCATTATTTTTGTGGTTGCGGTGGCCAAGGTTTTATCGACTGGCGTGGTTTCAATCTCTTTGTATTCGGCGTCCACGGGTTCGGTACGCGCAGCGATCTCCATGAGCTGTTCGTGGGAGAGTTCTGCTACGTCTGTGTGGTAATGTTCGTGGGTGGCGTGGCTGACTTTGATGTCAGGCGCAACCTTGTCGAGACAGATTTGGAAGAGTTTGATCTGTTGGTTTGACCACTCCAGCTTTCCGTCTAGGACTTGCCCGACTTTATCAAAGTTGCTGCGGACTACCGCCAAGGCTCGCCTGCGAACTGCGTCTACCTCCATGGGGGTGACTGCGGGGAGTGGGGGAGCCTGCTTTATAGGTTGGGATGCGTCTCTTTTATTTGCCATGGTGCAGGATGATGCGTGAGTTTGGTCGTGTCGTCCCGAGTTTGGAATTTTTGCTCGCGGTTGTTCGACCACTCGGCATGGACACTCAGGAAATGAACGGCGAAAGGGGGGTAAGCCCCCCTTCTTCTAGCTGCAAAAAAGGCGTTCTGTGTCAATGAATTGACACTACGCCCCCGTAAGTTATTGATAACAAACAACTTATGGCTCCTAAGATGGGACATTCTATACTCTACTTGTCTACTTCCTACCTTAATAAGTTTGGAATACTACCTCTAAAGTACAGGAGTAAATAGTTATATAGTTGATACTACCTATCATATTAACTGGTTATTAGTTACTTTCTCTAAGTGGCCAGCCTCGATTGACACCCCCTAAAAGGGGGATGGGGGTTGATCAGGGCGACAGCGACACCGAGACAATCGGATCGGTTGGACTGTCTACTCTGATGGAGACTATCACATGTCCTATTATACTCCTGTTACTCTAGCTGGCGTTGCCTTCAACTTAGGCGCTGTACCGTTAAAAACGGTGGCCGAAGCTGTGCAAAGCACAACAGCAGCAGACCTAGACCAGCTTAGGGCCACCTTCACTTGGGCCAAAGACCGAGTTGCTCAAGTTGAGCAAAACATTGCCCTTGCCAAAGGCAAGAACAACAAAGCAAAGCTGAAAGCTGCAAAGAGCCTTCTAGCAGCAATAACTGCCAAAGGGCAGAGTTTTTCCGGTGAGCCAAAGGCTGCACCAGTTATCGAAGCTCCAGCTCCAGAGCCAGTGGCTCCAGTGTCCAAAGTGGAACAGTATGTTGATCTTGGAATGAACAAGCTTCAAGGACTTATAAACTCTGGTGTTACCAAGAACCCTGAGTTCATCGAGGCTCAGAACGAAGCAATGTCCTA